GGACTAGCTCATCCACGAATAGCGGCACAAGTTCTTCCACTTCAAGCGGGACGCAGTCATCAACGTCTAGCGGGACCAATAGCTCCACCAGCAGCGGGACCAATAGTGGCACATCCTCTTCTACAAGCAGTGGAACAAGCTCATCTGAAAATGAATCAGTATCAGAAAGCACAACAACCTCTAGAGGAAAATCAATTTTTAATTTAACGCTTCCAAAATGTTTAAGAAGTGATATTCCCGTAACTCTTCCCAGTGGGGAGAATTTTACCATACCAGCAACCAGACAGGTCGATCTTGATTGGGGCAACTACGTTGAGGTGGCCCGTCAGAGCGAACACTGGAAGCAGGGAATCTGGATTACCGAAATTATTGAAGTTTACTTGCCAAGCCTATAATCCTCATATAAAATAATAAAAACATGAACAGCACCCTGAATCTCCCCGAATTGCCAGAGGAACCCACTCTTCCTCCTCTTCCTCCCCTGCCTGCCTTACCTTCTCTGCCGGAACTCCCCAAACTGAAACCGCTCCCTCCCTTGCCAGAACCAACCTAGTTTTATGTTGGTGGGGCCAACTTTGATAGTAATTAGGAGATAAATGAGTGATGACATTCTTTCGGGTGGTGGCATAGATGAATCAACATCTGGCCCGATCCCTCCAGCACAAGACACTAGGTCTTCTAACATCATTGCGGAACAGGTCGCGAGGATGGACCAAGAGGCCATCGGTGGAAGTCAATTTCCTCCAATGGTCGAGCCACTCCCCCCCATACCGGAACCCCAGTACATCACGCCCCTTCCTGACACTCGCGAGATAGCAAGGCAGGCGGTTGTTGATACCCTTAAAAAGGTTACGATTGATGGACAGGGTCCGGTAATTGAAGGAAGCTCGATATCCTTTAATACCGCAAGAAGGTCAACAGCAAGCGAGGACTTTGGCACTATGGGAAATGCCAATTTTAATCAACCATATTTGCCGTCAAGACTGGATGATCCAAATTTTGGAAGCAAGGCAGGGGGATCTGATTTTGAGATTTTACAAAGAACCTCTCGACTTAATGATTCTGATTTTGGAACAAGAAAGGGCGCGGAGGACAACTCCACAAGAGATGCCTATGCTGCCGCCGAAGCTCGGAGAGAAGAGGGCAAAAAGTCTGATCCAGATTTTGATAAAACATCTGATATCCGCCAAAAGGGCGAGACAATGGATGAATACAAAACACGGCTGGATGGGTTTGAAACAGAACAAAGAGCCGCAGGACCTATTGGTGTATATTTAAACAGGGCAGACGGACAGGGCACGGTTTTTGCTCTTTTTAAATCCGAATCTTCCACATTAGACGGACCCGATCTGGAAACTTCTGAATATTATGTGGGTGGAGATTCGCTTCTAAAGGACGTTGAAGATGGTCCAGCAATTGCAAAAGAATTTGCCGTATGCGAAAATGGAACAGCAAAAAATTACTGGTTTGTTGTATGGAACAAAGAGCCAAATCTTCCAGAATAAGAATAATAGAGCATGGCCACGGTAAGACATTTGGGTTTGTTTCCATTTTGCATCGCCAATGAGTTTCCAGATGACTTAGGGGGTTTACCCATTGAGAAAATTTTCCCCATCGGCGTGGAACTAGAGCGGTTGATCAAATGGTTCTGGCGGGTAAAAAAGTGGAAAGCCGTTTACACACTCGACGACTTTACACACGAAGTAATTTTTTGGAACAACAGCGTTTCCACGTTTGTTGTTAATACCGGCGGAGGGCTCAATTACTTCGACACGCTAAACCCCGAGACCGAGAAAGATTTGGTCTGCAAAAGTTACACCCGCTTCGCGGAGTACTTCGAGTCCGACTCCGGCTTTTCCTTTTCGTTGTTCGGTTTCGTTTTGCACGCATCCCTGCAACCCCAACCAGCAGTTGTGCGCCAAGGCGACCTTTATTACCCACGGTTCTCTTGCGAATTACTCGCCGGGATTCAATATATTTCTACAGTTGGTATAACTGAAGATGACACCCCAATAGACATAGACCTTGATGGAATCACTGTCCCTGCATTTATAGGTAATGCAGTTAGCGGCTCACTAAGCATTTCAATTCACGAATACTGGCCCTACGACCCCGAAGATGGAGATGGTCCTATCTACGACAGCACAACAGGGGCTCAGTTAAGGGAGTTCTAGCTTTTCTCAGCCAAATACTTCTCGTAGCTCCGATTGCTGATTGTGAAGTAAGATCCACAGTCCTTGCACTGCATCTGCTTCTTAACTACACCGCCAGCGGTTGTTTTGGTCTTGTTTACATAGACATTGAGGGATTCACAGTTGGGGCAGTCATGGGCCTCCCCACCGTAGGCAGTGGCGTAGTTGAACTTGTGGGGGGCGTAGGTGCGGAGTTCTTGGTACACCCTCTCCAGTAGGATCACATCCATTTTGCAATAATCAACCATCTTCTGGAGGCTCTCCCTGCACTTGTCTAGGACGATGGCCTTCCATAGGCCGAACCCTCCGGTGTCCATTTTACCCCCAAAGCCCAAGAACTTGGCGATGTAGTCCAGCTTGTTGCTGTTAAAGAGGAATTGGTTGCGGGCTACCTTGAGGGTATCCAGCGTTGTGTAGTTGGGATACATCGGGATTCGGTGGTAGAGGCACCTTGTCTTAATCCATTTCAAATCAAAGCGGTCACAATTATGCATTGGATAGCCCTCGCAAAAAAACGTTTTGCAACTTGTTTGAAAAACGGCAACCTCTTTCATTCCGACATCTTCGACTGAAACAATTTTCACCCTAGGAACATTCTTTCCCTTCAACACGCCAAGTTTTGAATAATCTACTTTTTCAATAAATCTTTTAATTCCAAGTCTCCCAATAATTTCCATGGTCTTAAATTTTCCACCGTGGAATTGCGTGTAATAAGTGTCACCGCGCCCAAGTCCCCCACAATGTTTTGATTTTGGTTCAGAAAAAGAATAACCAAGTTTTCTGCAATAATCCAAAGCTTGTTCAAGTGTTGATGTTTTTCTTTGGCAAAAATCAACCTGAAAGGATCTTTCTGATTGTTTTAGGGTTCCCTCTCCAGAAATGAATCCAGACAACCATCCAGCCTCATAACCTGTATCCTGCTCCCAAGGAGAAAAATACTTGTTAACCCTGTAATTATTTTTCAAATCTTGTGAAGCAACCCACGACTGATCGTTAGAGACTGGCGGCATCGTAAGCCAATAGTGATCTTTTGTCGTTATTAGCTCGTCTCCGTTTTCAAAAACAACTTTTACGCATTCGGCAATTTTCGTTTGAAAACCAGAAACAACGCCAGTTTCTATTGTTCTATATTCTTTTTTGTATTGCGCTTTGTTCCATTTTCCTTCGGTCCTTTTTTGGGAATTTGGAGGAATCCCTTCATCAAAGCCCATTAATTCATTGCCATTTTTAAGGTCACCAGCCCGAATCCACTTGAAGTCTTTTGTCAAAACTCTTGCATTAACATCAACGCAATTATGTCCTATGGCTTCGTCAGCCGAATTGAGTACCGCGCTAAAATCCCGCAGCATCTTCTTGTCGCACTGCTTGCGATCCCAAGTAAGGCTATGGACCTCCTCGTCCCCCTCCCACTTGTAGCAGATGCAGATAATGGCCCTCTCCTCCAGTATGTTGTCATGGGGGATAGAGAGCTTGAAGCCTGTGCGCCAAGCCAACACCACGTTGGGTGAGGTTTCGATGTCGAAGAAAAGCCTTCGTTTGTTGGGTTGTTGCGGGTTCTTCATAAGATTATTCTATGCCTCTGACCATGGCGAGGGTACGGATATACCCCACGCTATCGACTAAGTTGTCTACTGTGGGTTTGTTGAGATCCCGCGCTATTTTAAGCAAGACCATCATCCAAGCCACATCCTCAATAGAGATTTCTGTTTCGGGATTTTGGCGGTTGAGAAGATACATATTCCAAAGATCGGCAATACGCCGGAAGTTGTCCTTGGGGTGGCCGTAGTCCTTTTGCCTATCGCTGGAGGTGAGGCGTTTGGCCGTGTCCAAGATCGACTCCTTACCGTACTCCACCATAGAGGGGTAGAGGTAGACCTTCTTGCCCAACCACTGAGCCACTGCCAGTTCAGCCTTGGCTCCCTTGGACTTCTCCCACTCTGGAAGCAGGACGATTCCCTCAGAGGCTATTACGGCCTCCAGATCGCGCTGTGCGGCCTTTTTAAGGAATTCGGGGTCCATCACCCCTTGGTGGGGGTCTAGGCCCAGTTCCTCGTCCATTGCGGCGGGATTGATTACGGTATAGCCCTGCTCTTTGAGTCGGGATTCGGCCTTGAAGAAGGCGGGGTGGTTTAGGTCATCGATCCCAGTCATGGGACCGCACAGGTATATGGTCATGGTTGTTGTGTTGGTTCTATTCAAAGTGGAGACAGTACTCTGTCTTCATTTGATTAATAAGCTCGTAAAGCTTTTCCACAGTAGCTGTATCCCAATCGGGATCAGTAGAATGGCGAAGATGAGAACGAAGATGATTAGCAAACCCGTTAAGAACAAAAAGAAGATCCCCTGCTTTACAAGCCAACTCAAATTCCGGTTGTTCTTCGGGTAGGGCAAATTTCAGTATTCCTTTAGCCATCTTTGATTACCTTTTTGAGGTCTCCGTCATCCAAGTCATCATCGTCATCCTCTTCTTCCTGACCGTAGAGGATATCATGGATGTTGGCAACAATTCCCTCGACTGCGTATTCGTTGCCGAATTTAACAAAAGCATTCTTGGTAGTAGATCCATCCTGAAAGGTGGCAACAACCATGCCGGATTCAAAGTACTCAACAAGTTCCCTAGCCAGACGGTCCAGCACCTTCTGCATCTCTGGAGAGTGGTCGGCCATCCTAGTCGGTTTGTTCGCCGCAGTTCTTGCATCTGAAGATTGAGACAACGCCAATCTTGATGTGTTCAATCTTTTCTGACCCACAGAAGTAGCATGGCTCGTTTGCGGGACGTTTGGGCCTTTTACTTTCCTTCTTCTTTTTCATCGTCTTTGAGTCTCTTTAGGAGTCTTTCAATAAACACCCCATACTGCTTTGGTGCAATATCATTCTTTCGGGGTCCGCTGACCATGCGGTGGTCCAAGACCATAGAGACCGGAATCCCCCACTTCTTCATGCGGGGTACGATGTAGTCCAAGGCCGACTCAATGGCGGTATCACCCAAGGGATAGGTGTAGGTGTCTCCTTCCCAGCTAACCCCGATAGACCAGCTATTGAGATCCTTGCGCCCCTTCCAGCTACTTATCCCTGCATGCCATGTTCTGTCGGTGTCCTCTCCAAAGACCGCCCTCCTTCCGTCTCGGGCAATTAGGCAATGGTAGGAGACTTTACTTTCGAGGTTGCGAATCCAGCTTACCCCGCCGTTGTAGCCTCCTCCGCTGTGGTGGAGGACGATGGCCTCTGGTCTTATCTTCCTTTGGCTTTTGTTCGGGGTTGTGAGCCTTGTCTCTAAATAGACCGTCTTGGTGGAGGGCTCGGGTTTTGAGTTCTCGTTGGAGGGCGAGGAAGTACTCGGCAAGGATGGCGCTTGGCCACTGTTTGATTTCCTTGCGAAAAGATTTGAGATCCATTGCCACATGGGGCTAATGACAACAAGGAACCCGTTTGCCAATGTCCCAATTCCTAGAAATCCGCTCCACCTCCGACTCGGAAGAATCGGGAAGTCTTACCTTTTTTTCGGGATACGCTGACCCCGACTTTGATGGAGGTAAGGAGGCGTACAAAGAAATTTCTGCGATCTTCTTCAGGCGGGGTTTGGACGAGGATGGCTTTGAGTAGTTCATGGGAAAGTCTCACTTGCTCTTACGGCGCACTGGCTTTTTAACGGCAATGGCGCGGCGAACCTCAGTGTAGGTCAACGGCCCCGCAACCCCATCAACATCGGTATTGACCAAGGCTTGGATCTTCTTGATCCCGTTGACGTTGACCTTGTTGGTGAAGTAGTTGACCAAGGAAAGGATGAGGGCAACCAAGAACCCCGTAAGACTAACCTGATCGACAGACTCGGCCAGCTTGGGGTCCACCATGGCCAGTTGGGCGATAATAGAACCAACTACAACCGCAATGACTGGGGTCATTAATCCACCCAGCTTGCTAACGAGAAAGGCTAGGATGCGGTCTTTCATTGGGCTTCGATCTTGCTGCGCTGCACGGCAGACTCAATAGTAAAGCGGATGAGGGACTCGGAGGCAACCAGACCAAGCTTCTTGGCTTCGGAGGTCAGCTTCTTGACTGCGGTCTCCCGCTTCTCGCTGCCCGTCTTTTTGGTTTCGGCCAAGGACTGGACGATTTCCAGAGCAATGGGAAGGAGGGCTGCAACAGAAGAAGAGGCAATCTCTTTGAGGATAGGAAGGTAGAAGTTAAAGACGGAGGAGGTGATCCCCCAGATTTTGGCAAGTAGTGATTTCATAGTGGTTATAAAGCTAGACTAGAATCCCTTGGATTGCAAATATTCTTCGATTCTTTTAGTGCGCTCATCAATACGAGCTAGAGTTTCATTGCGGACAACGGCCTCCTTTTGAATTAGTTCAATTCGCGCATCCTGCTTGGCGTCATTGTTTTGCACTGTTCTTACTTGTTCAGGTAAAACTATCCAGCCATTGAGGGCGGCTAATATAGCAATTAGAAGACCGATTCCCGCAATCAACTCACTCACAGTGAGCTTTACCCCTCGCTCATTACGAACCGTTTCTATACTCACGGCAGTCCCTCGATTGCCGCCCATGCCAAGAGCAGCCCATCCCGCAATTCAGTGGGCAAAGACTCGCTGCTGAAGACAACGGAGCGTGACCCGGCGGCGGCGTGCGCGGTCACGGCGGCGGACAACTTTGCGCGGCTTGAAGTCACAACTTGTGATTCCACACCTTCGGCGTCCACCGATGTCTCGTATTCGGAGTGCGTGCCGTCTGGTTCAAGAAACACTTGGCCGACACTTTCGCCTTCGACGAGTTGGGATTGTAGCCATGCAAGCAGGGTTTGCGCGGTTGTGGCCAATGGGCCGTCCAAGGGGATGGCGGTTGTGGTGGCGTATTCGCCGCTGCGGGAATAGCGGGTTAGCTGGTTGTTGGATTGGAGGAGTAGTTTCATGCGGCTATTGTTGCAAAATATATCCGGGGTTGGAGCGGACTCGGAACCCAGAGCTTACAGTTGATGTGTTAGAGATGCTAATGACCCACCTTTGTGCAGCAGCGCTAAATGTTGTCGGCACGTTGTTGGTAACGGTGGCCAGCAAAGTGCTTTCGCCGCGATAAAAACGAGCTACGCCAGACTCAGAAACCGCCCAAAACACATCCGGTCCAAAATTATGCGTCAAGGCCACAGCGTTGGTTGTCTCAAAATGCGTTGTTCCGTCATGCGTTTCAAAAAACATATTGTTACCGTTTACTCGGATGCCCATTCCTCGCTCATCTAATGGGCCGTGGTTAGTAACGCTCTGGTTTCGCCCAAATTGCATCCGAACCTCCACGTTAGTGTTAAAACGATTGAACGCCCACGCTGCGACAACCCGTCCTTGCCACATCGTGTTTCCACCAGTTCCAGACAATGTTTGTTTAGACCCAAAATAACCGCGATAAAGGCTGGAGCTTGCGCTGTTTGTGCTGGTGGTTAAATCGAAGCCATTTATGTCAATGGCCCCGCCGCCACCGTTGGTCGCGTGAACCGTCCCCATGTCTGACCTTATTTGGTCAAGCAATGCCAACTGAGCAAACAGTCGAAGGTCAGCCAACCCCCGCGTCATCAAACTCGCCCCACTGCTCGCCGTCTGTTGGGTGGCCAGATTGTCCACGCCTGTGAGGGTCACGTTGTTGAGATCCCCGCGAGCCGCAACCGAGGCGTTGGTCGCGCCTGTGGCTACGAGGGTGGCCGACTCATTGGGGGAAAGGGTCAAATTTTGTGCGCCGTCTACCGTGATGCCGCCGACATTGGAGATGGTCACGGCGTTGGTCGCTTGGTTGACCAGATAGTAGAACGCACCGAGGACGCCATTCGTCACGCTGCTGATCGCATTGTTGTTGGTTAGGCGAATTACGTTGGCGTTGCTGGGCAGGGTCAGGCGTCCATTGGTGGCTGCGGCGGTCTGCGTGGCGTCCAAGGCCCATGTGGAGGGTGTGGTGGTGGTGAGGGAGCCGACTGAGAGGTTGCCGTTTACGGTGACGTTGGTCGAAAAGGTGGCTGCATTGGTGAAGGTTAAGGTGTTGGTCCCACCATAAATCACCCTGCCATTGGTTGTATCGTAGCCCAAAGATTTTATAGTTTGGGAATGGGAGGAACAGGCGAGCCCGATAAGAGCGGTTGCCGCAAGGATGAGGTATTTCATTTAGCTTTTTCGGGATTCCTTATTGTTTTTCGGTTGTTAGGATGCCACTATTATCCACCTTAATCAAGAAGATATTGCTTCCAGATAGATAGGAAATCCATTGGCGGGTTGTAGATGATCCACTTGGCGCTACTGTAAGTATACCACTGTTATCTACAGTCAAAGAAAATACACTAGAATTGGGAGACTTGACAAGGACAGAAGCAACCCCGCTCCCAGATCCCATAAGTTCTGTAGTGACAATGCCATCGCTGTCTACTGTAAGCTTCCAAATCCCGCCTCCAGAAGCTGCCAAATATGTAGGTGCATAGAAATTATTAATAATGGCCGCAACCTGATACCTCCATGGCCAGTTGATATAGGTAGCAACTAATGCGGGATCTCCCTCGTCTCCCCTTACTGCTGCGGCAATCCTTCCAATTGCCTCTTTTTCGCCCCACTTTAGTTCGTAACTCATGGCATACCCTCCTCCACGGGCATCAACCCAGCCAATTCCTCTGATGTCAACTCAGTTACCCCATCAATTTCTCCAGCGTCAAATGCGGCAGCAAGATCTGATTGCCAGAGACAGGTAAAGGCTACCCGACCATCTGTCAGCGGTTGGCCCGTGATCGTGCCTTTGTGGAGCGAGGCCGCACGGATGCGCGTCTGTGCGCTGTCATCCCAATGCCCGCCGATGGTTGTTACACTCTCCGCGCCGTCTTGGAGTGCTTCGCCGTATTGAGCGAGCAGTTGCGGGAATAGTGTTGCTACGGAGTCGGGGGAAACCGCGATGGTGCGTTGGTTTTGTTCGTGGTTCATGCGAATGTTATGCCTTGGCCGAGTGTGGTGCTGTAGAGCGTGTGAATGTCGGACGCAGATGCGGGACTTGTGCAGATCATCGCAAATGGAATTGCGCCAGTCAGAAAAATAGAAGGCGACGACAAATTTCGGCATCCCAAAAGCACTGCTTCAGTTGATGAATTATAGGCACTGCTGCTGCCTGAAGTTCCCACCAAAGATCCATTCCGCCATGCCGTTGCAGGCGATCCTGTCGGCTTTCTTACAGCTAAAGACGTAAAGGTGTTTATGGGGATTACACCCGACAAAATAGTGCTAAAAGTGGGATTAAAAACGGAAACTATTCCCCCTGAATCATTGCGAAGCACAACTGCAAACTGATCCTTTGCGGTGATTAAGTCGCCAAAAGATCCCGACGTAAAGCGGCCAACGGCAAACACAAAGTTGTTGTCATTGGTGAAATTGTAGTTGGTGTTGATGTATTGCGAACTGCTACCAAGCAGCGTAATTCCATCAGCCCCCCAAGTCGGCCCATTGACCCGCGTCCCATTGTAAGTCCCAAGACCACCCAGCGAATAGGCGGTAGTCCCCGTGCCTGCGTTTTGACTACTTCTCAAGGGCCAGCACACCATTGAATTCCAAAGACCAAGGGTCTTTACTCCAAGAACAAAGTCATTGATGGCCACAATGTCTGTAGCACCACTGGTTGCAATAAAGCTGCTTGCATTGGCGTCATAGGTCGAGGCTGATGCCGTGTTGCTATAACCCGTAAAAAACCCACCACTAGATCCCCTGATGCGATACTGGTAGTTGCTGGCAATACTTAGTCCGGTGTTGGTTGCCGTAGTGGCCCCAATTGCTGTGGTCCCGATAACCTGAAATGCCGCTCCATCCACAGACCTTTCGACAGAATAGGCAACAGATGCCCCATTGGTAACCCAGTCCAGCTTTATTGAAGATGAGGTTAGCGGGGTGAGGGTCAAACTGCTGGGGGCAGCAGGGGCGGTGCGGTTGAAAATGATTGCACCGTAGATGTCGCTCCATGCATAGCTCTTGGGGAGTTCTATGTATTCTTGTTCTGTGCGGGGTCCTCCTAGCGATACCGCGATCTTGGCATAGAGATAACGCTCTGGAAGGGTCGAGAAGTCTGCGATGGACCCCGAACCCAACTGCTCAGTAAGCCATTTTGAAAGCATCTGTATCCTTGGCAAATCTGCCGAGGACGCAAAAACAGCATCTAATACTGGAAGGGCCATAGTCTATGGAACCCTTACAGGTTAGGCCATTCCCATGATACGTTCTCCCATACCAGCCATAGGGCCAGCAGCCGCCATGTCTTCCTCTTCCATGTCTTCAACCGCTTCGTCTTCGGTGTCTTCAGCGGGGATCTCGACGCCAGCAAGCATCGTGGGGACAAGGGAGGTTCCCTCTAGACGAAAAGTGACAAGCTCCTCAAAGGATTGCCCATCTTCGATATCTTCGGGGATTGAATAGTTAGGGGGCACGGGAAGTTTCATAATATAGTACTTTGTTTAAATTTTATTCTGCTATTGTTTTTTTACAATAATCTAGTTTCGGGATTTTGTCACGCATTAAAAACAAAAAGGGGGAGAGACTTTCGCCCCTCCCCCTCTTGTGAGTTATGCTAACCTATCTCCTTATTGAAGGTAGCCGTATCCGCTTGAAGTCGGGCAAGCGACCAGATCGGCAGCGAGGTTGCAACGCAAGTGCAGGATGTAGTAGCCCCAAGTAGGGACGATCTGCTTCACCGCACACGCCATCTTCGCACGCCAGTAACCGCTGTTTTTGTCAGGGTTACAGTTACGATCATACTCGTTGATCCATTTGAAGTCGCCGCGATAGTTCTGAGCATCATAGGTCAGTTTGCCGACCTTGACATTCGTGCTAGGGACGAGCCACTCCATGGCCTTCGGATGGAAGATAACCGTCGAGCTATACTTCGCAGTCTTGTAGGCAGGGTTGATGATCGCCTTGGTGCCCTTAACAGCATTTATGGTGCTGTAAGGAGCAACTTCGACGAATCCACCGGACCCGTTGTCGTTGAAGCGTTTCGGGAATGGACGGCTGTGGAACACGAATCCGCCGTATGCCTTTTTGGGCAACAGCGAGGAACCGTTGGCTCCCAGCAGATCATTCACGCGATCACTCCAGCGGATGTCCTCGCGAACTTCCTGTTGAAGTTTGATCAGGTTCTCAATGGTGGCACGCTCTGCGAACACGTTGAACACAGGGGCACCGTCATCGGTAACCGCATCGCCGTCATCACCAGCATTCTCCTGATAGAGATTGTCATGGATTTGACGAAGGACACCGGGGGTCAAAACACTCGTAGGAGCGGGGGTTCCGGCGATAGTGGCGAGGCCCGTGGTACCATTGAAGGTAACGGTTCCGCTGTTATCAATTCCCGGTTCCACACTCAACTTGGTCGAATGCGCGAGATAATCGTCATCATAACGTTTGATCCACTCGACGTTGACGTTATCGGCCAAGATCTTGATGTAGTTGTTAACATCGTCAATCGGGAAGGTCGAGGTGCGAACATCTTCCAAGCAGATGAAGTTCGACTCAACCGCCTGCTGACGGAGGGTGAAGGTCTTGGTGTCGAAGGCATAGCCAACCTTTTTAACGGGGGCCAAGCAAGCATTGTCTTGACTGTTCTCGTCGCCAGTAAAGCCAATGTTTTCCCATCCAGTACCCGTAGCGATGGTGCGCTGGGCGATGATGTTGGTGATCGTTTTGCCCATGTTGTCGGGGAATGCCGACTGGGAAACAAAACGGAGATAAGGATCTTTGTAGAGACCCAAACGATAGGTGCCGAGGGCTACGCGCCCTGACTCCCGCACGAAGTTATCATTGATAGCTTCGCAAGTAGTAGCAGTCTGTGCTGACATAATTGTTTATTTCTTTCTAATTAAGGTTGAATTTATGTTTCGGGATTTTCCCGCAACAAAGTTTGTTTTTCCCCACGCCGCAGATGAGGAGTAGCAACGGCAATTTTAATTTAGAAAGCACTAAGCCAGCTAACGAGGCGTCTGTGACCAACCCAGACTAAAGTCTTGATTGGGAGACTACCTTAAAAACTAATCAATTGTCAATAGATAATTTTAGCGCCGACCCATAATAGATGCGCCAAAATTAGTTATACTCTTATCACTGGTATCTTCGTCATCGCTTGCTTCCTCTGAAGTTCCTCCTAGTGAAGGAGTGGCTCCGACAAATGACTTAACCTGTGATTCTAGTTCTGCGATCTTCTTGTCTCGGGATTCGACCTGACTCTTTAGCTGGGTGCTATAGTGGTTGATCGCGCTCTCAAGGAACGGAACCACCGCTGCCCGAGACAGAATGGCGCTGCGGTCTTCTACACTCAGTCGATCTAAGTTAATCTCTGCTGCCGTTTTCTTGGCCCCGCGAAGCTGACCATTCCACTCGTCATTACCCTCAATCTCTTGAAGGAAGTTGTAGCGGTCTTCAAGGTTGGTCCAAGTTTTGGCCGTAAAAGCTTTTTGGAGTCGCAGATCATTCTCAATAAACTCCTGCTCCGATTGGGCCTTACGGGCATTTTCGGCCTCAGAAAGGGACTCCGCCTCACGCTGGAACCGCTCATGGTATTGGGCCAACTCATGGTACTTGTCGGCCATTTTTACAATGGACATCTGCTCCATGCGCTTGAAGTCTCCGGTCAGATCTTCTAGGGAGTCAGTGCGTTTACGGACATCGGGCTCTGTAATGGCCTGCCAGAGTTTGGAAAAGTCAGCATCATTGGCCTCTGCAATGGACTTGAGGTCTCCCTGAAGGGTCATTACGGGCTTCTTGATGGTCTCAATGTATTCGGGGGAGCGTTCAAAGTTGGCGGTCTTTAGCTCGCGATTAAGCTCTGCCATGCGAGTCTTGTAGTTCTCAAGCTCTTCTTGGAGGGTCTTGACAGTCTCTCCCTCGTACTTGCCAACCTGCTCCTTGGTCGCCTCTAGTTCGGCCTTGATCCGGTCCCGTTCTTCACGGGCCTTCTTCATTTCGCTCTTAATCTCTTTCCAAGACTGGATCCCTTTTTCGGAGTCATCGCCTTCGGGCTTGTCCGCTACTGGCTTGTCTTGAAAATGGGGGTTGACCGGAAGGTCGCTATCCTCGCTGGAATCTTCAGCCTTCGGGGTCTCTGTCTGTTTCTCTGTCGAAGATTTCTTCGTAATCTCCTCTACAGCCTTGGAAGTTTCCTCTTTGGTTGCCTTGCTCTTCTTTTCCGTTTTTGGCTCTGGCGCTTTTTCTTTCGGGGTTGCGGGGGCCTCCTCCTTTACTTCGGGAGTTTCAACAGGAGCAATCTCTGCTACTGGCACGGCTTCGGGAGCGGGAGTATTGAAGATTGTTCCAGCGAAGTCTGCTTCACCAGTGAGGGCGCTATTGAGGATTTCGGACATAGTATATAGTTATTTTATTGTTCTTTGTTTATGTAAGAGAAAGCTTCTGGGATGTCCACCTTGGGTCTAGTTTCAAACTTACCCTTACCAAGGGTTTCTATAAGGTCAACCACTTCTTGGCTTCCTTCATAGAATCCCGCACTCTTGATAAATACCGGAGACAGATCAAAGCCTTGGGCCACAGGACCAGCACTACGCCGTGGGCGTACCTTCTTTGCGATAAACTTGAGGCCCTTTACCATGGTGGGGTCTTCCCAAGTCTTGGCCCAAAAACGGGCATCTTGATCTGTCCAATCCATTAGATATAATTCAACCTATAAGGTTATACCAACTAGTCAATAGGAAAAATTAGATTCCCGCTGCCAGAGGGGGTCTGCCTGCTGGCCTTGCCGTTTTCTCCAGAATAGAACTACGGGTCTTTAGGTCATTGAGAGCCATTTGTTGCCGGATTGTTTCCATCTTCTGTTGATGGGTTTCTTGGTTCATCATCCGCTTCTCCTGCATCTCTGCAAGTTTAAGCTGTGCTTTTTGCATTTCCATTTCCATTTTGGGATCGATCTGGGGCTGTTCACCTTGTTGCGGGGCCATCGCGGCCTCCTGCATCTGGGTTTGTTCGGCCATGGCCCTGTTGATCACCTGCTGCTCAAGCTCATCGATGTAGGCCGTGAGGTTCTGAAGTTGGCGGCGGAGTTCGCGGATCTCCTGCTGCCTAAAGCTGTTGTTGGAGAACATGACCAGATGTTCGGTCACATGGTCTGAAGCAGGACGCAAGATTGCCATGGCCTGTTCGTCGGCCATCTGCTGCTGACGATGGGCCTCAATGATTTCAGCAATCATTGGGATGTGGGCCTCAATATGCACAGCATGGTTCTGGCTATCGTGGACCAACTGCTGGATGCCCTGACGGAGGTTGCCGTTCTCAAGGTTGGCAATGTCGAAGTCAATGATCTTGCGGGGTTCGCCTTCAGGCACAAACATGTTAACTTTTTGGTAGCCAACTCCCGGTATACCAGCAACAACTGCACGAAGGACGTTCTCTTTACCCTTCTCGTCCATCAGGGAATATAGCTCCATGAGTTGCTTGGAGGCCATCTCAGTCATTACCGGACTCCCGTCACCCATGGCCCTCATGGCGGTAACCTTAAGGAAGCTACGCATACGCTCAATGCTGACCCCTCGACGAGCACAACGGCGGCGGAACTCAAGGGCCAAGGCCCCTCCCTTGTCTGCTGCTGTCAGGTTGGGGTTAACCGCCCTGCGGTACTGTTCGGTCAGGAGTTTATTGTAGGGGGTATAAAAGAGTTCCAATGCTGCGGCGTTCAGGGTGGATTCTTGACGGGCCTGCTGGACTACCTCTGTAGCCGACCTTGCTTGGTTGTCGGGATTTGTTTGCCGTGAGCGGTAGCTTCCAGTGTTGTTCTGGAGGGTTTGGCTCATCAGGTTGTAAACCGGAAGACCTTGGGTCGCGATGGAGGGAGGTTGAAGTTGGATCGGGGTTAGCCCACTTGGGATGAAGGTGTAGGGACCGACCTCAATGTATTGGAAATCTTGGATCGCTTCGGCATCGCCCTGAAGCTGGATTAGACCAGAGGTAACGGCAGCTTGTGCTGCTTGGCAGAGAATCCGGTTGCTGACCTGAATCGGGTTGTAGATCTTCTGCTTCAGACCCCGAATCGTGTGAAAGGTTCCCTGACCCACCCCATAGGTAAAGATGACAAAGCACTGGTTGACGTTGTTGTACTTGCTGTAACGCTCATAGAGGAAATCGGAACTATCCTTGGAGGCGATAAGCTGGGTGAACTTGCCGTCAAACTCGCGGTTGTAGCCGTAGATTAACTGGGTTCTGTGGTAGGCACTCTCTCCTTGGTAGAGGTCGTTCTCCTTGATCTCCCGCTCAAAGTCTTCCCAGTGGTTGGTGTAGTTCTTCCACTGGTCGGACTTGGTCGAAGCCTTCCAGATAGCCTGCTTTACGCTGTTGATATTCCACCCTAGCTTCTTGGCTATTTCGGGATTTCGGATGTAGTTGTAAAGCTCGCTCACACTCATGTTACGGGTGACTACAGCCACCTCAATGGCGTTGTCAGATACCTTGGTATCACGGGCCACCTTGAAGTCCTTGAGTCCACAGGGCTCCCAGAAGACACTCCGCTCATCAGGCCACATGGCAATCCCGACCCCATCACCGACAAACTCCCGAGAGAGAAGCTGCATGTTGTAGGGAAAGTCGCTCCATTCTTTAAGCATCCAGTCAAACTCCTCAGAGATGACTTCGGAGTCTTCGCTGTATTCCCCCTCGTAAGAGTCCAAGATGACGTTGGCCACACGGGGAACCCCGTTCTGAAGTTCAATGTAGGGAGCAAGAGCGGCCTCCATAATGGCACTGGCTTCGCCAAAGTTGCTATTGACCACATGGGTCAGTCCCTTGTTTTTCAGTTCTTCGGAATCGTAGGGAGCCTCTCCATTGACCAGTGCCTGTGCCCGAGACCGCAACCAAGAAGCCTCTTCATCCTGCTCTATGTACTTATCGCTTATGGCAACCAAGTTGTCAGATGATTTGATGCGCTTTTTTGGCGCACCTCCTTTTTCTGGAAGATTCTCTAGTTCTGCATTGCCTTCGTTTGAGTGCATATTTCGGGATTATTGCGATAGGGTTACGATTACGTCGATTCTTTTAACCGGATTCTCGTAAACATCTATGATTTCTGTAGCAGCCATATTATCGGACAATCTCTTGATAAACTTTTACATTGCCTTGGGCGAATCCAATCACATCTGATCCGACATAAAGCTCAATCTCGTAGACCCCGTCTCCAGCGGTGAGGTTGGATGTTTGTGTCGGGGTTGCGTCGATATCAATGGTTCCGGCAACTCCACCCAAAACAATCCCTCCATTTTCTGTGGTGAGGTTAAGCAAGTAGGCCGAATCCTCCGCACACTCCCTCACAACCATTCTCGCGGTATATCCGGTAAGGTTTACTGCAACTGGCTTGCGGCCATTGCTGCATAGGCTTAAATAACGAAACTTGGCTTCCCAAGTTTTGCCTTGGACAATCTCAATGTCCCTTTGTAGTTTCCAGATATTGGTCATTTATAATGCGGGGTTAAGGCGCTAGGAGCCCAAGAGATTTCAAATGCGCTACAACATCCGAAATCGTATATGCGTTGGTGCCTATACCTCCAGTGAATGTGCTATTTGCGTGAACGTTGGAAACACTACCAGTGGTGAATCCGTTTGTGGTGACCCCTGTTGAAGATGGTTGTGTAATAGGAGTTTTATTATAAAAGCCAAGAAGCTGGTTTGTTGCTGTTCCAATTTTTGTTCCGTTTGTTGTGGATAGAACAATATTATCTCCGCTGCCCAAAGTTAAATCACTTGAAAGAGTTAGTGTAGAAAAGGTGACATCATTGGTTGCGCCCAGCCCGAGGTTGGTGCGGGCCGCTCCAACATATGTTGAATAAAATGAACCAGTATCATCAACAAAAACTGCATAATCTACAGAATTTGTGTTTGCTAAACCAGAAAGAAGCAATGATGCAAATTCTGGAGATGAACTATTCCCCAATCCCAAATTTGTTCTGCTTGCCGCCGCATTGACTGCTGCATTGGTGCCAGAGAAGTAGATGGGCTCAACAAATGATCGGTTGTGGTTGAACTGCCACACACTGTTGTAGTAGACAAACTCTACCGCTTCTTCGGTGCGGTTCATCGTCACCAAGTTGTTGGTTGATCCCTGTGTCCTGACCTGTGTCACACTGGATGTCGGGCCTTCATGGACAACCAAAGCTATGTCCCCATTGAATGAGTTGGTGGTCGGTAGGGCGATGGTCGAAGTTACCCCTGTTCTGGATATTGCCAGACTGTGGATGTGTAGGTTTCGGGCCGCTACGATATTTGTTGTTGCGTTGGTAGAGGGGTCAAATTCTACAAACCTCGTTACAATCGGGGCTACCTGCCAGAAGTTAGTCGGACTTACCACCTCTCCGTTGGTGTTGTACAATACGGGGTTAGTACCACTACCATAGAGCGAAGTATTAAATCCTGATGTGTTGGTATTGGTCAATGCCGCAAGGGGGAGACCGAGGTTGGTGCGGGTGGTGGCGGCGGCAACGCCATTAAATTGAATTCCGGTTGGCGCGACGGCGGTTCCATCTAGTCCGCTTGTAGTTGCCACAAAGGTTGAAGAAACAGTTGAAAATGTAACTTCGCTCGTTGTGCCAAGTCCAATAGCCGTAGCCGCAGCCGCAGCGTTGATCGCCGTAAAAACCGAATTGCCTACCGCAGTACCTCCGAGGTTCGTCCTTGCCCCGCCAGCCGTAGTAGCTCCGCTTCCGCCATTGGTAATGGCAACGGCCCCAGTAATATTTGCCGCAGTCAAGTTTGTTAATGCACCACCATTGCTAGAAGCCAAATTGGATAAAGCCAAAGACGATGGCTGAAATGCTGTTGCGGGATTTGTCGCAGCCGTTCCCAAGCCAATGGCTGTTCGGAAATCAGAGTCAGAAAGAGCAGACATTGTATTATCGTTATTAAGCCGAAGGAACCTAATGGCACTAGGATTAATCAATGTAAACATACTTGAACCAGCAGTGGTTGCGCCAAGTCCTGCTCTGGCCGTAGCGGCATTAGTTCCACCCGTTCCGCCGTTTGCCAAAGCGACAATTCCTGTGACATTGGAGGCCAGTGCGACTGTTCCCGTGATATTGGCGGCAGTTAAGTTTGTCAGTCCCGCTCCGTTACCGTTGGTAGTCAAAATCCCAACTACTCCAGAAGCGGATATGTTGGTAAGAGAAGATCCATTGTTGTTGGCAAGATTAGTTAATACAGAAGACGAAGGCTGGAATGCGGATGCGGGGTTGGTTGCTGCCGTTCCCAGACCAAGACCGCTACGAGCATTGGTTACATCAGCACTCCAAAAGTTAGTCGGACTCTGGACAACCCCACCTGTATTAACAATGACGCTACGGGTTTGGGCCAACCCAGAAACAGCAAGGGCAAAAAAGGCTATGGTTGTTAGAATAGATTTCATCATTACATTCGTTGTTTCCATACCTTGGCATTAGTGGATACGTTGAAATCGTTTGGACGAACAATAAAGGGAAGATTTTCTGCATCTGTTCCACTTACCAACTGATAGGTTGCTGGAGTAGCAAGACTTGGGAGAAAAACGCATATCCCGACTGGATAAACATCAGTTGCCGTATCCAAAGCTGCCAGTGAATTGGAGGCCCCAGTTGTGGAAGTAATGGTTGTATCAACCCTGAATACATTAGAATTCGGGGTTGTTGCTGGCGTTGTGCCTACTCCGATAACTGTAGAAGCTGGGGTTGGGATGCAAATTCTGCTCATTTGGTAACCTCTGGTACGATAATAACGTTGCCCTGAAGTATGCGGCTAACCGTATATCCAGATGTCATCTCAAGATCATAAACTGCTTTTACCTCTTCGCAAACACTTAATTCTCCCGTGTTTGCAGCACTGATGAAAAGATTAATGGCACCTGTAGTCATATTTCCACCCGTTCCCAGAGAGATACGAGAGTTATCTGTAGACAATTCTATGATAACGGCTTTAGACTTGGCAGAAGAACGGACTTGCAGTTTTGCACTGTAACCCGTAAGGTTAACAGGAGCAGGGGGATTACCAACCTCCCAGATTAGAGTCTGGCTAAAGGTGGCTCCTTGGAATATACAGATGTCTGCAAGTGCTATTGGAAGTTGAACTGTAGACATATTAAGCTGCTGCAAATTGTCCAAATGTTTCTTTTTTCCAAACTTCGGCAACTTTCGCCGCCTCTTTTGCAGAATTAAAATGACCAAGATATTTTGATTTGTTGTTAACCTTGCCGTCTGCCCTCCATTTTCCAACTCCTTTGTCCCAGCAAACATTCCGATATCCAGATTTGTTTCTACAGTTTATTTTTGTGTTTGCAAGATTTTGAGACCTTGTTGCTTGTCTGAGGTTTTTCCAAGAATTGTCCGTGTTATCCCTGTTTACATGATCAACCTCACTAAGTGGGAATTTTCCAGTCATAAATAAAAAAGCAAGTCTATGCGCTTGATACCTGCGACCAAAAACCTTAATTTGATGATACCCAACCGGATCTGGGGTTCCGGCTTTTGTTCCTGCGCGAGCACTTCCACGGCGATTTACTTTCCACGTAAAAACGCCAGTTTCTGGATCATAGTCTAAAATTTTTTTAAGTCGATCCTGCTTTAAATCGGTCAGTAGTGAAGCCATAGAAAAAATCAATGGAAGATTCTACCAATTCTCCCTCAAAGTCAAGCGTTGTTTAAGCTCTTTAAAGCTTTGTTTATTTTTGCGCTTCCTTTCTTCTATTGCCTCAGATCCCGCCATAGCACCGAAAACCTTACGGGCAACAAAGAGCCCGACAGAGAACGAATCGAACAAGTCAGGGGACTTTCCTATACGCTTTTTCATGTCGGTCTTGCTCTCAATTATAATCTTTCGGGTCCTTCTCACATACTTTCGTTGGGTCATTTCCCAAGCAAGATCCGGCGTTATTCCTTTAAGCTGTTCGCACTCTAAGAAATAGCGGGAGACAAAGCATAGCTCGCTGGACATGTTGTGGAACAATTCCTTACCGACTTGGGGTTTTCCGGTGGCTTCGTTCCTCATGGCGTATTGGGCGCTGACTGGAAGATCTGAGGCTGCTCCTGCAAAACTCACTGCATGCCAACCTCTTAGAAGCTCCCTCTCTCCGATTGACCAAAATATACCA